TTCTCACCCTCTGAGAATGAAGGGTACGTGAATTCATCGCGGTGTCGTGACTTGATGGTTTCCTTGAAGGTATCATCGAGGTTGAAGTTCACAAAGAAGTCCATCTGGGCCAGGTGCTTGTTGACAAACATATTGATGATCGGAAGGTATTGACGAATAATCTTGGTCTTGATACCCGTGTCCTTGAGGAGACTTCCCGCGACCTCGTAGTAGGCCGCTTGTTCTATAAGGTTCTTTTTGGTTTCTTCTAATTGGACGAGTTCGTGCCGATGGGTTTCCAATCGTTCGTGCTCTCGTTCCACCGAGTGATGGGTGCCCTGGAGTCCTGAAATTTTTTCATTGAGCTTGCCAATAAATTTTTTGATCTGTGAGGCCGAGGTGGTATCGACCGCGAGTTCATGCTTCTTTTTGTCGATCTGGGCTTCGGTGTCATGAATCTCGGTCAATCGGGCTTGGTGTACCAGGAATTTTTCCTCAAGTTGAATGAGACCCTTGGCGCAATCCTCAATTTTGTCGTTCAATTCTGATAGGTGCTCGGTCTTGAAGCTCGCGTCAATCACCTGGGTACAGGTTGGGCAATTGTCATGAGACTCAAAGAATTGAACTGATTTGACGTGTTTGCTTGATACATTCTCGATTTGTGCTTCGAGTTGTGTGACCTTCTTGATGGCCGCCTCGACCTTTGGTTTGTCGAGAATCGTCGTGGCCAGGGTGTTGATCGTGTGCTTGCAGTCCATGATGTTCGTAGCGAGCCTGTTGATTTCCTCGGTGTGTTGCTGGTGTTCCTTCTGGTACTCAAGAATCATTTTCTCGTGGTCTTGCTGCATCTCATTGAGGTACCGTTCTTGAATACTGATTTTCTCATGGGTACCGTCGATGAGCAAACGGTTCTCATTGCGCTGCGACACGATACCCGAAAACTTCTCTTTGACCAGGCCATTCATGACCGAGAAAATCTGAATGTCCAACAGGTCCTCAATGATGGCTCTGCGGTCTGAGGCCGAAAGCTGCATGAAGGGGGTGAACGACGCGGACCCCAGAATCACAATCTGGGTGAATGACTTGTAGTTCAGCTTGAGAATGAATTTCTCCAGGTACCCCTGGTAGTCCTTGGACTCAGCCTCCTGGTTCAGCAAGGTCCCGTCCTTGAAAATTTCAAAGATGTTGGGTTTGATGCCCCGCACAATTTTGAACGTGTGGTTGTCAGTGGTAAACTCCACCTTGACCAGGGCTTCCTTCTGGTTGATCGAATTCAGCAACGCCGGCTTGGTGATGTTGCGAAACGGTTTATTGTAGAGTGCGAAACACAGAGCATCTAGGATCGTGGATTTCCCAGACCCATTCTCACCCACGATCAGTGTATTCTGTGAAGCGTTGAGGTCGATACGGGTATAGTAATTTCCCGTACTGAGTATATTTTTCCACTCAATCGATAAAAATCGAATCATGATTGGATCGCCGTTTCGGTATTCAGGGCTTCCACATACAATTCCTGGAGCAATTGCTTGAGGGCCGCTGGTTGCACATGGTTTTCAAGTTTCATGGTGTCTACACATTTCTGAATAATGGTGATGGTATCCTCTGCTTGGTTGAGTTCGTGTTGCTCACCTATCGACTGTTCGGTGTAATCCTCAACGACCGTGACGTCGATGGGGGTGACTTTGTAGAGTTGGTCCATGACCGTATCAAAGAGATAGGGATTTTGCTTACGTGTAACGACCATCTTGACATAGGAGTTCGCATAGGGCGCAAAATCCTGATGCTTCCAATATTCAAAATTCTGAATGCTGTCGTCATAGGTCAAACGGTAAAACAAGTGGTCTGGGTTCTCCACGAATGTCAGTTCGCGGGTGTCCGTATCAAAAATATGGAAACCTCGGCGGTCCCCGTAGTCTGCCCAGGTAATTTCCACTTGGTTACCCAGGTAGTAGATCGTACCATCGCTGGATTTGTGGTGAAAATGTCCACTGAGCACCATGTCAAATTTGTCAAAAATCTCTCGGGTCAACCCAGTCTGACAGACATTCCCACGGTCCATTTCGAACCCAGAAATTTCCAGGTGACCAAAAATTACCTGTGAGTCAGTGTGCTTGAGGTAATCCAAGGTGCGTTCAAGGTTGTCGCTGTTGATCCAGGGTACCATGGTGACCGTGAGGTCCCCGAACTTGACGTCACAGGTCTCAGTGTAAATCTTGATGTTCGTGTAGCCACCGAGTAATTCATCCAGCGCATTGACGTCATTAGTGTTTCTGTAGTAGGTATCATGGTTACCCGTGAGCATGTGGACGGTGATACCCTCACGCCGCAGACGATCAAAGACCCTGGTACGCCACGAGTTCCAAATCTGAAAATTGATAAATTTTCTACGGTCAACCACATCACCCAAATGAACTACTGTGGTAATCTGGTGTTCCTTGATGTAGGGGAAGAAGATATTCTGATAGAACCTGTGAAAATATTCATTGATGTGGGGATTCTCACCACGCGCACCGAAGTGGGTGTCATTTATAAGAGCTATTTTCATGGTCTGATCACCACGTGGGTTTCAATGATCCAATCAATTCGTTGGAGACTGTCTTGGATCGCCGTGAGTGTTTCCTCAATTCTTGCCAATCGGGCCTCCAATTCTGTAGGGTCAAATGCTGATCGTTGTGGATTCTGAAATTTGAGCGCCACCTATTTATCTCCAATAAAACTTTTGAGGGTACCGCGTGTCGTAGGTTTCGCTGTTTTGCGACGTTTTTTCTGCTTGCGACTCTGTTCAAAGGTCTGAATAAAATCGCTGATGTTCTCATAGACCTTGAAGGCTTTACCACGTTCGATGCCAAGGTCCTTGGTATCGTGAAGCGGAGTGCCTTGAAGTAACCCCAACAACTCTGTGGACTTGTACCGCAGGTAGAGTTGCTTGCGCTCTTTGTTGATACGATGAAAAAACGCATGGTATGTGATCTGCGTGAAATACGCAAATGGGTTCTTGGACTTCGCCGGGTCAAAATTGTTGACATAGCGCACACACAATTCCACGGCCTCTGAAATCATGTCTTGGCGAAAGCTATAATACAAAAACCTGGGTTTGCGTGACATGTGGTCCGCAATCTTGAGAAAGCAGGTCCCAATGTAGTCATTGAGAAGAGGAAGTTCTTGCTTGGCTCGCTTGGCCTTCCGCATGGCCTTTCGATGGATGATGAGTTCTTGCAAGAGCGTGGCATTATTGACATACTCAGTGTTCGCCATAGGTTCATTCCAATCTCAATTGTTAGCTGATGGGTCGCCCCACTCGGAGTCATGTTCAAATTTCTCATTGACGGCCGCTGTAAAATCCTCGATACTGTCACCTGAAACCATCTCATGGTGCCGAATGTTCGTGAGCTTGGTGATTTGTTGTAATTGTTCCATGAGTCGTTTTGAGAACCTGGAACGTTTGTCCTCTTCGTTGTGTTTCCAGGACCGGTAATACTCAACCAATCCTGGGCTGGGTAGCAAGTCACAAAAAATATTTTTGGTTCGTGATAAGACCATGATGGTGCTGTCCAACAATTCAAAAGGTTGCCAAGGCAGAAGAAGAAACCCCAGGTCTCCTTGCTGGATGCGGTTGGAGAACACAACCGCAGGCATGTTGAGGTTTATCGCATCAGTCGAGGTGTCGAACACATCACTAATCACCAGTTCGTTATTGGTCAGCAAAAACATGCGTATATTATCCTGTGGGGGCATTGGGTCCTTTCAGGTCGATGAGGTATTGTTGAAAGGGGAATTTTTCGTCATGGTAAATCTGTGTGCGTATTATAAAGTGCTTGAGCAAGAAATTCCGGTGTTTCCCAATCCGAAGGTCATCCACAATGTCAAACAACGTCGCTTGAGTCTTGCTGTCTGTGGTTCGGAGCCCTCGTCCAATTGATTGAAGGTTTCGAATCTTCGATTTGGAGGGTGCTGCAAAAATCACGTTATGAAGATTCTTGATGTTGATACCCGTGCTGAAGGTTCCATAGGACGCTATGACAATGGCATCCTCACTCTCCTCAGTGATTTTTCGCACAGCCTCACGGTCCTCAGTTTCGACACCACCATGAACAAAGAACACCGAGCGCCCAAGCTGTGTGTGTTCAGCAATGTTCTCGTAGAGTGGTCGCCCATGTTTCTTGACCAACTGAAACAGGATCAGGGTATTTCCTTTGAGTGATAGCGCAAGGTTTCGAATGAACTTTGCTCGGCCCTCATGTTGGACAACTGCCTCATACTCCTCAGGGTAGGTGGATTTTCTCAACTGGGCGCACAACTCTTTGGGGTACTTGAGTACCAGACATTTGATATTGAGATTCGCTAGGTGACCTGACGTCATGAGTTCCTTGGTTGTCACTGATTGTGAGACTGGTCCGAAGTGTCCCTCAAGCACCAGCTTGTGAACCTTGGCACCATCCAGCGTTCCTGTGGTGCCTATTCGAACATCAGCATTCGTCAGGTTCGACATGATATCCGTGAGGGATTTCGCTTTGAACTGATGCGCCTCATCGCCTATCACAAAATCAAATTGCTTGAGGTAGTCCGGTCCCTGTCGGTGGAGGGATTGCCATGTCGAGATGGTCAAAAAATGGCCCGTGTGTTTCTCTTTTCCTGAGTAAATGCGATGCACAAACTCGTCAGAGTCCCACCCATAGTCCTTGAAGTCACCGAATAATTGTTCAACCAGCGAGGTCGTGGGGACAATCACCAACCCCTTGAGGTGTGTGAGATGCAGATACCGAACGATCAGATAGATGATCAATGATTTCCCTGAGGCCGTTGGGCTCACGACCAGTAACCGACGGTTTCGAATGCTCTTTGCAAACGCCTCGATTTGATAGTCTCTGGGCACATGCGGTAGTCTCAGTGAATCCGCAAAGGACTGCGCTTCTGCCAGTGAAAAATTCGTGGTCAGTAGGATCGCCTCATCGATCACCAGGTGATATTGTCGCTCCTCAGCGAACGTCTTGAGGTATCCCACCAGTCCACCTGGGAGTGTATGGGTCTGGAGGTTCGCTAGGTGCAGCTTGCCGTCCCAGAATTTCTTCTTGAATGCAGGCATGTACTGAAACCCGGGCACATAGAACGAGAAGAAGTCCCAGATTTCCTGTGCGACCCCTTTCTCACACGCAAACTTAACGAAGGACTCATTGAATTTGGTGAGGGTGATCTGTTCCATCAGTGGGTACCCTGGATAAACATTTCCCAACGAATAATGTCTTTCAGTTGATACGTACGGTTGCCCAGTTCCTTGAGAATGGATTCGCAAAGGTTCACAATTTCCTCATGGACATGGAGCACCTGCTTGGCATTCGACAAATCCTTGTCAGCGTCCATATACATTACCAGATCACCTTTGAGGGTATAGGGAAATGGGGGCCAACCATATTTGTCTAAGGTGTCCTTGTCCAAGCGGCCAGCATAATATTCATATTTGAGTCGTCGCAATTTGGCCGCTTTCCGTTCACCCTCATGGAGGGCCCTTCGGTGTGTTGAGAGAATCAGTAGGTACTTGGAGTGCATCGACCCAATTTTTTGAAGTTCAGCAGATGGCTCCAGACGGTTCATAGCCGAGTCTTTTTGCCACTCGGTGAGCAGTGCGTCAACCTGGGTTGTCGATGGGTGTGAAGTGTCAAGAATCATGACGACAATTATAACACAGTCTCACGGGGTTGTCAACAGTTTTCTATTTCGTAGAGGTCGAAACGAAACGTCGCGTCAGCGGTCACCGGGTCATCGGGTGTTGAGGTCGCTGAGAACAGAAGGTCAGTAAGGGTGATGGGAAAGCAATTAAAATATTTCACACGAATCTGTGGGTTTTGTTTTGAGTCCAGGATCGTCAGTGCGGCATCTGAGAATTGTGGTGTCACAGCCCCAAAGGTACCCGGGCGTTTGTTGAGGTCTCGGTATTCCTTGAAGTCTCTAGGAAACGTCATGCCACGCATCCAGGTATAAATTTCTTTCCAACCGAACAGGTCCTCGTCGACCAGAAAGGTAAACGAAAATGGATTGATGATCAGTTTGTCACCTGGTGAGTAGAGGTCAATAAACGGTGTCTGTCTCGGTGCTTCCCCCAATGAGAGCCCCGGTAGGTTTGCGGATTGGACCCAATATTCGATGTTCGGGAGGGCCACAAAGGTCACCACGAACTTGTTGGGGTGCATCAGGTTCGGATTCGCTGGGGTATGGGGTATGCTGGGTAGTGCCATGATCAAGCCTCCTAAATTTGTTTCTCAATGACCTGGGGTTCTGGTTCAGGTTCCACTGGTATGGTTGTTCGTTCTCTGCAAATAATTTTGAAACTCTCATCACCAGGATAGGCCTTGGCCATTTCCTCACCAATGCGAATTTTTTCATCATGACATTCGGTGGCGGCCTCTGGAGAAGTGAAGGTGTTGAGGAGATATGAGGAATCGAGACCCGATACGGGGCCGATGAGGACCATGAGCAGTAACCATACGGACATAGAGACTCCTAAAAGTGCCCCCAGAGCGAACAGAAAGGGTTTATAGGCGGACTTTGAGACCTAAGCGATACACTATACGCTATTTAGGATGGAATGTCAAGATAAAAAAAGGGGTCCCTTGTGAGGACCCCAATTCTTTGCTATGCTATCTGGTTTTCCAGAATAACTTAGGCAATGTTTGCTACCTTGAATGCGCGGTAGTAAACATTTGAGCGCACGGTGAGCGCACCTGATCCCTGGGTCAACCCTTCAGCGAATGGGTTGGCGACAAGCCCGTAACGAGTCTTGAATCCAATCTTAGGCTGGAAGGTGTTGGTGTCAATGGCGCGGACCATCTGGAGAGGAACGTATGGGCAGTAGAAGAGTCCTGCGTCATAGGCGTTCGATCCCTTGTATCCGACAACCACAAACTCCTGTGACTGAGAGACTGGGAAGTAAGGGTCAATGTAGACCTTGAAGCGACCCAAGAGCAATCCTGCGTAGGTGTTGCCTGTGTCGTCAACATTGAGGTTCACATTGTTCGCTAAGGCACCAGCGTAGTCGAGCAATCCGGCGAGTGCGAAAGCGGACGCGACATCTGACGAGCAGATGACCACGTTGCCCTTGCCACGACGAGTTTGCTTGGCGATGGTGTTCGCTTCACGCTCAAGCTGGAAGCCCAAGCCCTTGATCTTTTCCACCATCCAACGTCCGTTGGAGTCAGTGTCGAGGTCGAAGGTTCCGATTGCGGTGGTTCCGACTTGGCAACCCACGCGAGCAATCGAGTAGATGGAGCGAATAACTTCGCGGTTGATTTCTGAGAGCACTTCGGCTGAGAGGATGTTCGACAATTCGGTCTCTGCATCCAATCCGTGAACTGCCTTCAGGTCCTGTGCGAGTTCAAGACTGTATTCAGCCTTCAATGCACGGGTGACTGCAGTAACGGTGACTTTCTCGATTGAGAAGGCCATTTCTTGGAAAGCGTTGTTGCCCGAGGCACCCAAACCTTCCGCTGAGGCCGTAGACATACCCACTCCAGGATTCACTGGTGTCTGGAAGACCACCGCGGTGTTACCTGAGGCAGTGAGTGTCAAGGCTGTTTGGGCTGCTTGTGCACCCGACCAACCTGTGTTGGCTTCGTTGTAGAATGCTTCTTCGAGGCGTCCCAGTGTCGCGTTGGCATAGACGGTACGCATAGCGAAGATCAATCCCGTAGGACCGGTCATCGGCTGAACACCGCAAATGTCATAGGCAATGAGGTTCGGGAGTGAACGACGAACCAACGAGATGAGGATGGGGTCATATCCCGCCATCGGTCCCGTTGCGGTCGCTGCACCCGTCAAACCACCGCCTGTTGCGTTGATTGGGGCTGCTTCGTTGAGCATTCTGGATTCCGCCTTGAGGGCGACTTCCATGTTCTCCAGTACGACTGCGGTGACCGCGCGTCGGTACTTGTCAGTAATCTTAGGCAATCCCTCGTGGTCGAGGACTGGTGCCCATTTCTTTTCGAGGTTTTCTGATAAAAACATTGTGATTCTCCTTGTGAAGGTGATCTTACTTGTTCGTTCGGCTCAATGCTGCTGCGACTGAGGCAACTCCAGCTTCAGCGTAGGCCTTTGGCTTATCTTCCGCCAAGGGTTCCTGAGCTTCGGTCAACACTTTCGCATCGATCTTCTTTCCTGCTGTTGCGGGAAAGTAGTTCTCACGGATTGTGGACAACTTCTCCTTGTAATCACCTTCTGCGGTGAGTTCGACGCTCTCTGCGAGTGAGCGAACTTTCTCAACTTGGGTCTGTGTCAATCCTTCACAGACACCTTGGAGAATTTCTACTTTCTTGGATTCGCCAAGCTGTTTCTTGAGTTCCACGCTCTTGGCGACTTCTTCGTTCAATGATCCGGTCAATTCCTCAACCTTGGTGGCGAGTTCGTCAACGAGGTCAACTTTTTCGGCTGGAATGTCGATGTAGTGTTCAAGGAACAAGTTACGCAATCCACCGATGAATTCTTCGGTCAACTCGGAACGGAGTCCCTTTTCGATTGCGAGTTCGTTTTGTGTCATCCACTCTTCAACGACGTAATCGAGATAGTCATTGACTTGCTCGGTCAGGTTGTCACGAACTTCGATCACAGCGGCTTCAAATTTCTCTGCGTATTCTGCTTCGAGTGATTCTGCGATGCTCTGAATCTTGTCGGTCACGCGAGCTTCGTAGATGGTCCCAATCTTGGTCGAAAATTCCTTGGGGAGTCCTGTTTCGGATGCGAGAATTGCAGCGACGTCCTCGGAGATGGATTGCTTCCACTCTTCGGTCAAGTCACCCTTTTCCAAACCTGCGTGAATGCGACTCTCAATTTCCTCTTCTTCGTCACTGGCATCACCCCGGTCTGTTGGGTCAATGACAGGAGCATCAGAACCCGCGAGCTTTTGGGCTGGGGCTTTGGTGCTTGAATCAGGCTGCTTGCCAGGAGGTGTTGCTTCTTTTGCGTGGACATCGAGTTTTTCGTCACTGTGCTTTTGAGGTGTGTCGCCACCAAGGTCCTGTACTTCACCTTCAACCTTGTGCATTTCTTCACGAGGTGCCGAGGACAGGCTACCTTTAAGGATTTCTGCTGCGGCTTCCATGAGATTATTCTTCTTCATTGGGTAACTCCTTGTTGTGTGCGTGATGACTATTTATAATACTTGATACCTGTCTCTGTCTATTTTCGCCCCGTCTTGGTGATACCGTCCATGAAATCTGTAAAGAGCTTGGCGGCCGTCTCGTGTAACTGTTTGGTGCTGTATTTTGGGAGAGCCTCGTAGAGTTGTTCGATCTGTTTTTCCACCCAGGTACCCTTGGCGGCCTCAAATACCCACTCACGACCCTCCATGATCCCGGCCACGAAGGCATCGGGGGCTGAGGGGTCCGCTACAATGTCGGCCGCTGTGGCCAACTGAAAATCGTCCTGAACCATGTTGATACCATTGGGTCCAGCTACGAGGGACCCTAGGCCACGGGTACTCACCGCAATCTTGGCGCCCTCTTCCAGCAAGGATTCAACAATTTTCCCATAGGGAGTGGTCAGGATCTTGGCCTTGCCATAGAAGTCCTTTCCATCGGCCCTGAGTTCCTTGATGAGGTGCGAGACTCGTTCCAGGTTGATCGTTGGGGTATCAGGGTGCCCCAATTCACCAAACGCCCGGTTTTCCTTGATGTAGGTGTCGGTGTACCGCTTGATCTCACGGTTCATCGACTCAAAGCAATACTGCCTACGGTTCTTGTTGGGCCGCTCGGTCTGAATAAAAATCCCCTCGATGTAGAAGGATTTTTTGCCTGACAGTTTATCGGCTTCCGTGAGAACCTTGACGTTTTCGAAGCACTCTCTAATCAGCTTCATTGGGTCTCCCTTACAGGACCGAGGTATCGACGTTATAGGAACAATCTTTCGAGACAGTAAAGATGCCAGTACCATCGGTCACCAGGGTTACGATGATATTTCCGGTTGGGGTGTTACCCAAGGCTCTCGCACCTTCATCGTGTTGCCAGTAACCCGTTTGCCAGGCGTTCAAGACCGTGTTGGTCAAGTTGCTCACCGGGTTTCCACGACTCACAATAAAGTTTCCTGTTGTGGGTTGCAGGGTCCATTTAGCCGATGTGATCACCGCGGAGATGACATTCTCTGTGTTGACATTGGCACTCAGTTGTGACAAATTGATCGTGGTCGCTGACAGTGCATTGGTCACGCGAATGATCGAAGGTCCCCGAAATTTATTGATAATTTCTAATCCCATGGTATCCCCTTATTATTTTATGCCAAGTGCCTTGCGTTTCCTGAGACTCAACTTCCGTTTCCTGAGGGTTTGTTGCATGTGAGCCTTGCGCTTCCGGCTCGCTCGCTTCTGCACAATCCTCATGTGAATGCGCCGCGCTACAGGTATCCGTGTGATCTTCCCTCGGCGAACCGTGTACCCTTTGACCGCTGAACGTCGAATATTCCTCTGCAATTTTCCCTTACGAATTCTTCTGCGAATCAGGATCGTGCGACCCTGCTTCATGCGGTTCCTGCTGGCGATCTCACTCAGCAACTCACAGACCACCTCTAGGGTCACGGTGTTCATTTCACACTTTTCCACGTAAAATCCAACATTTTGTGAAACTTTGCTTTCGAATGCTCCAGGTGCTGAACAAACTTCTTCTGGTTATCGGGATGCAAGCTATCGTGGACTGTCAAAAGCGCGTGTGCGGTTGTCGGATCTACATGTGTCCTGGAGCCATCGGCATGAGTGATGTGGTGAATCGCATGAAAATCTGTAATATTACGGAGACGCTGAACAAGGCCGTGTTCGGACTCTTCCTCTGGATGATCTTCTGTTAATTTCTTAACGGTTTCCTTCAACGGCTTGCTCGCGGTATACCAATGGGCTGCACCTTCAGGTTTATGACCTGTATTATGCAAGTGGGCTGCGGTATTCCAATCAATTTTTCCAGCGAGATGTGGGTGTGTTTTGACCACATGGTTCTCAAACTCTCGCATCCAAAGGTGACGCCTACGTTCTGGTGAAATGTAGCCACGTACAGGTAAACCTAACCCCTCTTCTAATTTCTTTTCGGTGGGTTGCTTCTCACCCAACTTCTTTTTCCGCTTTTGCCATAACGCTGCGATTTCAGCATGTCGTTTCAATTCTTCTGGTGTGTCCTGTTCCACTTCAGTCAAATGTTCGGATTCTTTCACCAGTCCACCACGATCCTCAATGTCGTATTTCTTGGCTCTCAAGTCTACAGTTTTCATCGCTTTTTTGAAATGACCGCTAGCGGTTTTATAATCAGATTTTTTGAGTGCTTCAGTTCCACGCTTCTGCCTTTCGTGATAGGCACGATTGGCAACAGGTATCGAGATTTCTTTTAACTCTTCAGTTTCCTTCAACGCAACCGGTGTCACAATGGGTTCTGTCGCAGCCCCATAGGGTATGCTGAACTGGAGACCCAGTTTGTCGTTGTAGTACAGCGCGACATAGACACCATCAGGAAACTGACGTACCGTTCTCCTACGGAGAATCAAAATGTTCGGTGGCATCGTCACATGTTCGACGAGGTCCTCGACACCTTCATTCAATTCTGTTCGGAATTCGGTGAATTCTTTCATGGGTTATTTCTTCAGGGCTGCACGGCCATAATGTTGAACTGAAGCCGCTCGTTCAAGGTTCCCAACCATCTTAGCCCCGTGTTTCTTTTCGACATCCTTTTCGATGCGCGCCGTAAGAGACTTACTCCTCTCGCGCTCTTTGGGTTGTCCAGAATCCTCAGCTTCAGCGGCTGCCTTGTAAGCACTGAATTTTGTTTTGAGAGAAATTTCATCCAACTGTTCGGATTCTTCTGCCAAGGCATCAGCACTAGGAGCAAAAAGCGACTGAGCAATTTCTTGTTTATGACTCTGCAGGGCATCCAAGACTCGGGCACCCAGAAGGTCATGGACTAACCCAGTGGCCTCTCCGGCCTGACCATTAGCCACAAGAGTAATAGCGTCCGCAATGGGTGATAAATCTTCGTTCATGTTGTGCTCCTCGTGTAAACTTGACAAATGTTTGTGGAGACTTTCGGTACCGGTGCCCTTGGTGGCCTTTGAATTTTTCTTAGCATAATTGTTGTGTGACCATTCAAGCCCTTTGTTGGAATTAGTGGCCAGTACACTATGTCGTCCTTTGGAATACTGATACCAACCTTTACCCGGGTCTCCGAGACGTTCATATCCATATGATGAGAGAACGTGATGCAAACTGCCAGGTTCACCGATATGTTCTTCGTTCATGTTGTGCTCCAGGTTATTAAGGTGTATCTTAGCTATTTATGCTTTCGGAACGCCCGGTCCACTGCTTTATCTAAGCCCGGCGTCAAGGATTCTGTGGGTTCCTCACTCGTGTCAATGGTGTTGTTGACGGGTTCTGGTGCAGGGGCTCCAGCGGCGCCACCAGGTGCTCCGCCTCCTCCTGGTTGTCCCGGCTGCCCACCTTGTCCAGGTTGACCTTCTTGACCAGGTATCGCTAATGGCAATTCACCTCGTTTGGTTTCCTCGTCGATCTCATCCATCATTTCTTCGATTTCTTTGTCATCGAACATCAGGATATGTCGTTTGACCCAGGTATTCGAATAGTAGGTGCCAATAAATGGTTGAACCTGCAGCAGGGTTGCAACACGCTCACGAAGCAATTCTGAGTCACGGAGTTCGGTGAAGTTGTTATCATTTTTATACTCATAGGTGACATGTTCTCGAAACTCAACCCATTCCTCTTGCGAACACACTCCAGTCAACACCAGGTGGCGAGCCAAGGCTTCATCGAATATACGTGAGAATTTGTTGCGAAGTCTGAGAATAAACTTGTGAAATTTGACCTCATCGCGGGTAAGTTCAGCGACACGACCAAGGCCTTGGAGGCCACCGGTACCACCAGATTGAGAATCGAGGCGTCCGATAGGCACATTGAGAGACTTGTAGAGTTTCTTTTGAAAATACTCGACGTCCTCCATCTTGCCCAGGTTCTCGCCACCAGGTAGCGTGGTGATTTCTGTACCCTTGGAACCTTCACGACGAGGGAGCCAAAAATCCTCCAGCATCGAGAGGTGTTTGCGTTCATCACGGAGTTCACCAGTCGAAGCATCATAGACCAGCTTGTTGCGATACTGGGTCATGATTTGCTTGAGGTACTGCTCTGCTTTGGCTTTGGGTAGGTTGCCGACGTCGATGTAGAATATGCGGCGCTCGGGTGCGCGGGACAACCTATAAATGACCACTGCATCTTCGATCATGCGGAGTTGGTTCAGAGACTTGATGGCCTTGTGGAGGTACCCAATGACCATCACCGACTTGGCATCCAGGAGCCCAGAAGGCACGAATACGATAGAGTCTGGAGCAATACGGGTACCCTGGTTCACAGAGGCGGTATAGGCTTGTGCAGTGAGACCGTTCTCGTTGTAGACGTAGTATTCACTGGTCGCTCTGATAATTTCGATACCGCTACGTGGGTCGCGGTCCTTCAAAATTTCTCGCACTTTGCGAATTTTGCGAGGATCGATGTAGCGAAGTTCTTGGATACCCTCTTTGGGTTTCGTGGTATCCACGACGACCTGAAAATACAGTCGCCCATCGACATACCAACGCTTGAACAGGTCCTCACCAAGGTCCTGGAACGAGAGCATGGACTTGATTTTATCGAAAGCGTCGGTGATTTTCTTTTTGATGCTCGCGGGAACCATGAGTTTGTCAAGGTTCAATCCAACCACCTCACCATCCTCATCGGCTGTGACAGCCTCAGTGATGATTTCCTCGATGGCCTCAGAGCACTCTGGGTGCAGAGACATTTCACGATAACGTGTGATCAGTTCCAATTCGTTACGAACGGAACCTTCAAGGTCTACGTATGTTCCTGTATAGCCGCCTTGAGTAATAGTGACCGCACCATCGTCAATTTGTGACTGTGGTATCACCAAGTTTTGCTTGGCGGGATCTTCGATATGGGTGATTTCGGGGGTTTTTCCTAGAGAGAATCCAAACAGACGAAAAGCCAAAATAACCTCCACTCATAGTATTGAAAAAAACGGGGGCCCCTGAAGGAACCCCCAGTCCGTTTAGACGATAACGGTGTTGTCCTTTGCGACACTTGTAAAGTATTGATATGCCAATGTCACGCTATATTCTTCGATTGTATCGTTGCTGCCCCAGTCCAGATCGATCTGGCCCACATCTACAGGGAACAAACCTTCGAAGGTGTACTGCTTCAGCACATCACCGGTCTTGCTGTATTGCTTGACCAATCCTTGTGTTGAGTACCCTAAGGAATTTCCAGCCCAGAGGTCACGGACGTTGCTGACATGACGGTTGATACCATTCAACCACTTTTCGAATGCGTTGCGAACCGAGAAATCTTCATCGTTCAGAATTGACAAGGTCCATTCTGGGAATGTGCGGTTTCCAGCCAACTTTGTTTCACGCCCAAAATAGAACACTGGAACATGTCCAATGGTTGAACCTGGAAGTGAAGCAGTCTTGCACATGAAGGTCAGCTTTTTATTTGCAGACCCGGGGTTAACGGCTGTTGGAAATGTCAACTGCACTTCAAACAGATTTGGACGTGCTCCGTCGCCCTGCATTTGTGATCGGAACTCAAAAACGTTGAATGCCATGTTAGTCTCCTTTACGGAATTATTTATGCTCGCTATTCATCTTGAAAACTATGACTTAGAACTTTCCAACAATTTCGTCAAATGAAACTCCAGTTCTGACTGCCACAAAGTTCAACTGGATAAAGTTGATTGAACGGGCTGGTTTCACATAGATGTCACCAACAAATTCATTGCGGTCAATCACTTCAGGAGTATTATTGGTTGCATCAGCAACAACGCGATAATCAAAGATGCCTCGACGACCCTGCACATCACGGAGGAATGGCTCCACTAATGCGAGGAACGCTGCACGAGTGAATTCATCATTGAATTCAAAGAGCGAAAATTTCGCAGCACGAGCAATGGACTTCTCCAACACGATAAACAACCGGCGCACATTGATACGATCAAAGGCTGATGGCTTGCTCAACAGAGTCTTATCTCCGTAGAGCACGGTTCCATCACCAGGGAAGGTCACCACTGGATTTATTCCATTCTTGTAAAGTGTGTCGCGGAAAATCTTACGTGGGTTCCAAGCAAGCTTCACAACATTCTTGACTTGTCCACGATCAAATCCACCTGGTGAGAACCATGGGTCTCTGGTGGTGTCCGTGCGAACACAGAGTCCGGCGATATCACCGTTCAATGGAAGGTAACGGTAAGTATCGTTGTACTTGTCATATTGATATTTCCAACCACTGTCCAGAACGCCATAGGACGTCGAGGACAAGGTATTGCGATAGGTCACGATATCGTCAGCCTCAGAGTCAACATTATCCACCACAGTAGCACGAGGAGGTGACAAGAACACCACACAGTCTCTACGAGCTAGGGCGATATTGTCTATGATGTAGTTAGCAAGAGTTGCATCAGTGTTCCCCGTAACGAGCAAGGACACGTCAACGGTATCTGCATCGGCATAGAGGTCCCATCCACGTTCCAGGTCTCCGGTTGAAACTGTCTGGTCGGCCCCACCAACCAACGACAATCTCTCTGCGACCGTAACGTCGGTGAATGTGGTGCTCAACGCGGTGTTGCCCCAGTTTGTTCCGAGAGGATCATGATCTCCCCAATAAATCCAAACGGACTTGTTGAAAATCACGACTGGGTAATAAATTGAAGAACCATCGTTCTGCTTGGCATCGGAGGCCTTGGAGACGAATGGATATTTTTCAAGAATGACGTCAGTTGAACCTGTGATTCCACCATCTTCATCCACGACGATGATGTGGAGTTCATCATTCAACCCAAGGCGCGACTCAACATATTCCGAGGTACCTGGGGCACTGTCGAATTCATCAGCATACTCCCACTTGCGAAGGATCGCAGTATTGGAAGTAATCGCTGTGGTCAATCCGGCAGCGAGAGTGATGTAGGTCGCATTAGCCGAAGATACGGTGATGTAAGGGTTGGTATCCAACTTGACGAGGTCACCAGGTCGCACATAGGCAGCGGTGTTACCGGTTGTAGGAATCGTGGTGGCCCCTGCGCTCGATGTCTGAGCCCATTGTCCAGTCTGAACAGTTACATTGCTTGAAAATACGTTGGCGGAACCGCAGACCGAAACCTTCAGGTTGTTGCCTAAGGCTCCTGGGTAACGAGCAGCGAAAGAACCAAAGTTTCCTGATCCGTCGAAATAGCTATTTTCGTAGACCACTTCATTCTTGATGAGAAGTGCGGCCCCCGCGGTCGTATTGGCGACAGCATTCTTCGAGAGAGTGTTGGCAGCACGAGTGAGGAGAAGGTTATTGCCATAAGCCAAGAAATTCGCACCCGTAAAGAATGATACGAAGGTGTTGGAATCGGGCTTACCGAATTTAGTAGCTAACTTGACTTCCTGGTCGATTGAAATGCGGGTATCAACTGGTCCCCACACAAATTGCCCAACAAATGCCCCTATGGTTGTGGAGACTGTGGGAACTATAGTGGTCAAATCCACTTCAGATACATTAACGCCCGGCGATAATTGAAATGCCATCGTGATCTCCTTGCTTTATAGGAACAACAGTTGCAGTGGTCGTATAGTAAGGGTTTCCTTCAGACTATTTATGATTCGAGGAACCTATCTTTCTCCGCGCCTGATATAGTCGTTGGACTTGACCCCAGTGTCACCTGGGTACATTTTATTGGCCCTGACCCAGAGGTCGTTGCCCTCGACAAAGGCATCCTCCTCCAGTCCATTATCAATGAGTCCGAAAGGTACCAGGTCCTCGTCGATACGGGAATTTTGTTCATCCTCAAGGGCTTTTCGTATATCGACACCCATACCCTGTGATTCGCGGATATACTTTTGGGTCATCAACCAAGCAAACATGACCAGGCACATCACCAGGTCGTCATGGTACCCCTCTTCAGCCTTATAGGTCTGGAGTTGCTGGGTGAACGTAGACAACTCCGAAATGGTGTCAAAATCGGTCACCAAGAGCTTGTCCTGTTCGATGAAAGTCTTGAGGTTCAGGCACCCAATACGCTTGACGGATTCGGTCATGCGGAGACCCAGACGCATCTGTTTCTTGAAACCACCGCTGATCTTGGCTCCCTGAGACCCACTTTTCATGGTGGATTCAAGCTTGAAAATGTTCTCATATTCGAGGTCATAGTGTAGAAGGTCAACCACTTGCTGTCCGTTGTCGTTGATCTCAACAAGAATGAACGCATGGTTATACCTGACGGCCGCATTGTATAGGAAGTTGGGCAGAATAATCGGTGACACCGTATGGCTCTTGTAGCGTGCGACACACCTATAGGGTATATTGGTGATATCAATGACCCAGAAGGCGGAGGCGTCCTGGTCCAGACCCCTCGCAGGGTCACACGCAATCACATAGGTCTTTCCCTCTTGTGGGTGCTCATAGACACTCCAGTTGTCCTCAGTGTAGATGGGTTTCGTCATGGCCAGCGCAGCCAATTTTTCACCCGAAATAAGGGTACCCGATGACCCCAGGAATTCGCAGAGTACCTCTTGGCGGAACTTGACAGGACCCAAAGCCCGTTTTTGTTCGTCGAACCAAGCTTGGTCGCGGCTTGGTATCGCGTTCCAGGGGTACTGCACGGGTATAAAGTCATTGGCCTTGTTGATCGCCTCGGTCCAGAATTTGTAATAGTGGTTCATACCAAACGGCGTTGAGGCAATTAAAATCTTGGTGTCTTTTCCTGATGAAATCGTTGGGTAGATGGAGGTGAAGAAATCCTCAGCGATGTTGTTGGGTACGTGAGCAAATTCGTCCAGGAACACGATGGACAGCGAGTAACCTCGAATGGCGCTTGAACTGGTTGCTGCCGCGAGGATACGCGAACCATTTTCCAGGGTGATCGAACGTTTGTTCCATTCTGCAATACCCTGCTGGAGCCACAGTGGGATGAACTCATACATGAACTTGAGGCGACCGAGAATTTCCTGGGCCATCTCAGCTTTGTTGGCCAGAATCGCGCAGACCTTGTTGCTGTTGAACAGGATGTACCACAGGAAGAAACCCGCGGTCGCTGTGGATTTTCCCATCTGGCGAGGAAGCTTGACGATGACCTTACGTTCGCAAAAATACGTCTCAATAATTTTTTCCTGGAAGTCCCACATGTCAAAGGGTATCACACCGCGGTCGACGTGGACAATCTTGCAGTATTTCCTGATGAAATACACGGGGTCCTGTGAGCACTTCACCCACTCGGATACCTGGTCTTGGGTGAATTGAACCTTGACACCAACTTGTTTGAGTTTGGGATTCTTCAGGTAAAACCCGTTGGGTACCGGCTTGACTCTGAAGCTGAAGGCGTTGGGTTTCTTTTTAGGTATTGGCTGCATGGGTCGCACTCACAGTGATAGTGTTGGCCTCTCGCTCAGCCCGCTCTTGGCGCTTCAGTCTCACCAACTCCCCCAGTTCACTGGTCGATCCAACGAACACCGCGCTCTCGAAATGGTTGTGAATTTCACCGGGGGCTTCTGGTTGCGATAGCACCTGCTCCGATTGGTGGCTGCCCATCAGGTCTTGCTGCATCTCAGCGAGCGAGCGGAGCATCTGCGTGACGACCTCATAGGCCCTGGGTTTCCCTGAGGCCTTCGCAATGGCCAGCATCTCGGTGATTGCGGTGGACAGTTGCGCCATCGATTGTCGGATGTAGGTTCGTGACTCCAGCGCATCCTGCTCGACCGAGTTGTTCGCATAGTGCGCGAGGTCAGGCGGCGCCAGCACCGTCAGGTCCTGCATCGTCTCGGAGGTACCCATTGGCACCTCCACGTCCAAAATTTCATTGAGTCGTGTGTCGCTCATGATCTAGTCATCCTCTAGGGTATCGTGTCAGGGAATTCCGTAATAGTTGTCGTGTACCCATAGTCACTGTCAGCATTGGCCGTTATGGGATTCTGCGTAATCCAAATTTCTGCATCCTTGAGGTTGGTGACCTCGACGCTCTGGACCGTCCAGTGAGCGCCGCTGACCAGACCCCAGACCTCGTCGTTGGCCTTGAGGACCCCTGTCATACCTGTGAGGATCAGGGTGTTCGAGGTGTTGCTCCAGGAATACACCGCCCCTGTGATGTCATGCTCAGGTTCACGGATCGCCTCCAGGTCACGATAGTCTGTGATACCCCCAGTGAGCACGACCTTCTGCAGGGTCTTGTTGTTGACGTCCGTATAGAGGTTCACATAGACACCACCGGTGATCGTGTTGCCCGTCTGGACACCCTTGATGATCGCCGTGTTCGCAATCGGTCCAAAAATGTAACCCTTGAGTGTGAACTCCAGGTCCCAGGTGACCAGGCGTGTGCCATCGGGCATCGCACCCTCGTAATCTATTTTTTCAGACACAGACTTGAGAATGATCGGAATATCCTTGACGATATCCAACTCCTGAGACACCTGGGCACTCACCGTATAGTCGGGCAAGAAAAATGGAAGTATCTGCTCGACAATCTGGAGACCATCGCTGATGTTTCGCACATACACCGAGACGCTGAACTCAAAATTATAGGGTACCCCCACATACTGGGTCTGTGGCACCGCACTGTTCGCTGAGTTTCTGGCACGGTGACGAATTGTAGACTCCTGCTTGCGAGTCTGATCGTAGGTCAGCGCCATCAACTCAAAACTCATACGAGGTACGGTGGTCAAAATGGATTTGGTAAGGTTTGGGTCGGTGCGGAGACTCGTTAGCCATTTTTCCTTGGGACCATAGAGAATGGGTACCTTCTGGCGTTCCCTCTCGGCACCTTCAGTGGTTTCGTGAACCACAAAGATGTCGTTGAACAGGGACCCCATGAGGACCACATATTTTCTGATGGTGTTATGAAAAAATGGTCTGTGCCCGAGCATCGTGTTCCTTTATGGGTTTCCAAACGGATTGGAGGCATCAAAATCCAGGATCTCATTGGCCTCTGTTTCAATCTGTTTGTTATCACCAGGATCTTCGAACTGTGATCCCACCGGTGTATCGGTGTCGAGACTTGCCATGATCCATTGTGCTCCGCTATTCGCGCCAACCACGTTCGCAGTATTGGAGAACAACCCATTGACCAGGTAGATGGACAGCGTGGTGTTCGCTGAGTCCCAGGTGTGTGCGGTGCCGAACGCATTCGCAGCAGCAATATTCGCACCCTGAAAGACCAATTCATTATTGGCGACGTCAAAGGACCCAGTACCCGTTGAGAGCACGAGGTTGGTGAGTTGATAATTTTCGATGATTTCTACGTCCACCTCGGATACCCCTGTTTGAATTTGCTCATTGGAGAACACAAATTGCTTGAGCTTCAACGCATACACATTCACATTGCCCCCACGTCCACGTCCTAGGGTGTGGAATGCAGCCTGCTGGTTCTCGTGTTCCACATGAAGAATTTCAAAAAAATTCTGTAGCAATGGGACATACACCAAGTCACCCTCTCGTGGGCGAACCATCGAGGGAATGGTGAACTGGAATCGTCGTCGAGACACCAGTAGAGTCATTTCATCGCGTATTTCGAGACCAAAGCGAGTAATGAGGTCCTGCTCGCCTTCCATACCCAGCACATTTTCAAGGTACATTTCAATCGTGTATGCGGACCCGAAGGACTTCAGTTGTTCTTCACCTAGCAACGGATCAATCTGGTCTCTTGATTCCCTGGGCAAATAATAGACATCCATGCCGTGTATTTTCAACGACTCAATGACCAGGTCCTCGACGAGCAATTGCTCTGAGGTAATCTGTTCGGGAAAAAAATTAAAATAATGATTCGTGGGCATGTTATCCTATCGGCTCTGTTCGCAAATGTTTCTTGGATTTCTCGTTGGGTACCACATCGGGTCTTCCAGCAGGGGCTGGTATACACACCACGGTGATACTGGTGACATCAGGTACCTTGAGTGCTGTAATTTGCCGGGCTGCCATAACAGCCGTTTCTGTTGCGATTTTCATACAGTCATCCCTGTCAGGAAATTCATCCAGCACCATAAAGTTACTGACATTGGGATTGGTGGTTGCGATAATACCCCAGAGAATATACGTCAGAACAAAGGGGGTCACGAGAAACTTGACCCGCACCCGCAGGTACTTTTTGCCGTAGGATTCTTGATCTGGAACCCAGCACCCATGAGGCTGTCAGAGTAGTCCACTTCAGAACCAGCAAGCAACGGAAGGCTCTGTGGGTCCACGATCACCGAGACACCATTCTGTTCAAAGGTGTTGTCATCCTCAGTCACGTTAATTTCTAGGAGCATCCCATATTCAAACCCATGGCACCCACCACCACGAACATACACTCGGAGCCCCTTGGCTTCTGGGTCCTCTCCAAGCAATTCTTTGATTTTGTTCGATGCTTTTTCTGTGATGGTGATCATGATCTAGTCTCCTGTTTCTTTTTGTAATCTGCAAGAGCAGCCTTGATTGCATCTTCTGCAAGAACCGAACAGTGAATTTTCACTGGTGGTAAATTGAGTTCCCTCACAATATCTGTGTTCTTGATCTTCCCTGCTTCCTCAAGTGTCCTACCTTTGAGCCATTCAGTCGCCATGCTGCTAGAGGCAATTGCAGAACCACAACCAAAGGTTTTGAACTTGGCATCTTGAATGACATCATCAATCACGCGAATTTGTAGTTTCATCACGTCACCACACTCAGGAGCACCAACCATACCAGTACCTACGTCTATGTCACCCTTAGGCATACTTCCTATGTTACGAGGATTATTGAAATGGTCGAGCACCTTGTCGGAATAGGACACAGAATCTCCTATCCAATATAAAATTCATTAGGAAGAACATTCAATGAGAACATTTCTTCCTGGAGTTCCTTGATTTCTTTGATGGCTTCATCGAAAATGATTTGCCCGTTGAGTGTGATACCACCAGGCATCTGCACACCCGAAAATTTCTTGAGATTCGAACCCCATTGCCTCTTGATCACTGCAGTACCATACCTCTTCAAAAACCGATCATTCCACACATCACTATTTCCCACCTGGTACACCGACAACCCAGACTCAGTGAACGCCATGGTCGTCATGACATTCATGGATGACGCATCAAGCATGTTTTCGACTGTTGTGGACACATCACCACCCAGGGTGTTCGCAATGACAATTTCATCACCCCTGAAGAATGCGGAGTCCAATGTCGTACCTGTGCTGGTGATGGTATTGGAACCTGCTGAAGTATTCACGGTTCCCGCAAAATCAATGCGTTCGGGATTCATCGTCGCATAACATTCCATGGCCACGTAGGAACCCAGTTGCGCGACTGCATTCCAATCCACGTCGAGGTTCAACCGATTGCGATGGCGATGGAATCGGAACTGTGGGGTACCTGAGAAGAGTATCTGCATCGTTCTGATATGCTGCATTGTGATCGTATAGGGCACGTAGCTGACACTGGTAAAGTCATAAAGGTCATGAAGTCTGAGTTGATACCTGAGGTCGAACATGTTGATTGAGGCTGCTGAGTCATCAAAGGGCATGACACCCGTGACACCAATGATGCGTTCAGGAATCAAGATATACCTGCGGTCTCGGTCTTGTTGAGTGATTCGGTGCTTGAGATAGGTCTTTTCGGAACCGTCATAATGATAGTCTTGGAAAAATTCTAGGGACTCATCGATTCTATCATCTACCTGATCATCATCCACGTTGATCTCGATGACCGGGTGACCGAGTGCTCGGAGACAGTAATCTTTGAATTGTGCGCGAGTTGCTGGAATTGACATAGGTTTCCTTTGATTCTATTTAGTTGGTATAGAGAATGATGACACCGCCGCTACCAGCGGTACCTGCAGCATCGGTGCCAACTCCACCAGAGCCACCCTCACCGTAAGAACCTACAAGTTTGTCAGGTTCACTTTCTCCGGCGTTATTACCACCCGTGGGGCCGACCGCAGCAGATCCCTGAGTATTGACAATTGTGAAACCAACACCATCTATCAATCCACCAGTATAACTCGATCCACCTCCACCACCACCCCCGGCTTCTCCTGTGGGTCCTCCACCTCCGCCGCCACCTCCAAAGAATCCTGCGCCACCGCCTCCACCCGCACCGCCTGCCGCGGCTACAACTGAGCCTCCGGCACCACCACCTGGGGCTCCACCTGCTCCACCACCACCCTGCGTGCCGTCGGCGTTGTTTCTCCCGCCGTCGCCTCCGAAATGTGTGCCGTCTATTTCTCCGTTTTCTCCAATGGGTGTACCAGAACCACCAGCGGTACCACCAGCGGCTTGCGTGCCACCAGTACCCCCTGTACCTCCTCCACCGCTTCCAGTTTCTCCAGTGCCTCCTGTGGTACCTCCACCCGCGCCGCCGCCGCCACCGTCTTCTGCGTTGTTATCAGCACCAGAAGCACCACCTGCGCCGGCACCCACAGCACAGAGCATCGTGTTGCCGCGCATGAGCCAGGTACCACCGCCACCTCCAGCACCGTGTCTGACTGTGCCTCCCAGAGCACCACCAGCACCGAGCGCATAGAATATTGTTTCCCCTGGAGTGACTGCAAGAACTCCTCGTATGAATCCACCACCACCGCCTCCACCGCCCGTCGAAGCTGATGTGGACCCTGCACGACCACCACCACCGCCTGCACCCCACATTCTGACACCGATGTTGTAGCAATCCCCGGGTACAGTAAACGCCGTGTTCGCTGTGGCCACAGTGATGATGGTGCGGCTGCTGAATTCTTCTCTTCTTCCGAAGTTGAATCCAGTCTGCTGGGTACTAGGTTGCATAATGTTGCAACACTTTCTTGAAGTCGTCTACGAGTATGGGTTCCTGACCTTTGAGTATGCGAACCTCATTATACAACTCAAGCACAAGCATCGACAATGGGAGTCGATCTTCTGAAAAACAGGATGACTGAATCAATCGTAGGGTTCGGCTTTGAATTTGTTCAGGGGTCTCCACTGGAATAGGTTTTTTCGGCACAATCAAGTGCGTCGTGATACACTGGGTCTCTGTAATTTTTTGAATGGTACCTTCTTCCTCTTCGGTCTTTGGGTCAAACGGTGGATGTATCTCCACCCATTCTCTCCAGAGGATATTTTTATGTGGAATATCCTTCGGCAGATTTTCATGTATAGGAAAATCCTGGAAGTGATGGATGGTCAACGTATCGGCGTATAGACATGCATAATGTCGCATAGGTTCCTCTTAGGTATCCGTGCCTGCATCGGTGGTGTAGGTCAACTCGACACCATGGAGTCTTGCATCAATCGCCATGGTATCACTGGCATTGGCGACTGAGCGCAAGACTTCCATGATGATCCAATCACCATCCGCTGGAGTACCACCAATCGTGATACCTCCCGATGCAGGTGAAATGTAAATGTTGTTTGCAGTTCCCCCAGTGTCGCTGAATACCATTGGGGTACCGAGTGCCTGGTCGCCGGCTTCGTTGTCACTGAATGCACGACCTGATACCGACCACGAAACACCAAAGTTGACGGTGGTGGTACCATGTGACCAGACCACCTTGGCCGTCACGGTTCCCAGGTTCCATGAGGTGCCAAGCTTGAGACTGAACTGCGCTTTCTCTGACGTGGTGGTATCAAAGTCCAGGGTCTTGAGCATTAGGTCATTGGTGACTAATTCAAACGCACCGTTGGCCGCTGAGGCACCATTTGTGACCGTGGGGTACATCGCCCATGCAGGAATCCACATGGTGTGCAGTCCTATCGCGGTGTCGTCTTGTGTGAGAACTGATCCAGTCGTTCGGTCGAAGGTGTAGGTCGTGTTGGGTGCCACAGCAGGGGCTACAAGATCGATCCATCCCGATGTGTCGCCATTCAGACGTAATTTTGCCATGGTCTCCTGCTTATGGTAATATGATGGGAATGTTAAAATCTGTCATCGCGGTCCTCACTGCCGATAATTGCGGCGCAGTAATTTTTCCGGTATTAAACGCATCGATCATCACCGCGGTGATGCCTGCGTCATTATGTGAGGTCACAAACCACGTAAAGGCTGGGTATGCAGCACAGAACGCATTGATATTGACAACAGACAAGGCGTTATTCATCCAATTGCTAAAGCCCTCATAATCAGAGGTGTCATAGGGCATCGATGGAGGTAGTGGGTTATTGCCCGACCCTAGCCATGTGGTATAGGCCGTAAACGCAATGTTCTCGGCGTTTTGGGTGTTGGCGGAGCTATTCACGATCAGATGATGGTCAGCCCGTCGCTCCACACCCGTAATCACACCGTTGGCGACGTTCGCTATGACATACTGATACGCACTATTCACGACGTTCGCTTGGTACCCTGCATTCGTGAGCAACGAAATCGTATTGATAGAAGATTTTCCGTAGTATATTCCATTCGCTGTAATTCCAGTAATGGAATTTGCGGGAAGAATGCCCGACGGTCCCGATAGGGAACCGTCTGGATTAGCCTTGAGTTGATAGCTGAAGTAAATCATGATTAACTCCTCGAAGTGACTGTGAAACCAAATTGAATCGTTCCTCAAATCCAGTGACAATCCCTGCTTGTCTCAGGGCATCCATGTTACCAGGTGACACTTGCCCACAGGAATCGATATCAACCTGTGATTGTCGAATCAACCGGCGAATCCAGTAACCCTCTTCCGCATCCTGAAGTTGCTGGGTGGTGAATGTCGGGAGGCCCATGTAGATGTCATAGAGCGTGTTGAATTCACGCATGGCCCCCGTAATCGCAAAGTTCATGTCATCGAGATCAATCTGCATCAATTCCTTTTCATCGAGATTCGTTTCCTTCTCCATCGCGGCAATCTTCTTTCGTCGTTCAATCACGGCGCGCCGAAGGGACGAGACTTTTCGCTGCATTTCGACGACCACCTGAAGATACTGTCTCTCTGGTGTTTCGTGTTCTCCCACCACAAACTTTCTCAATTGATAATCACTTCGTGGTTGACTCACGGCGTCAAACGCGGCAAAGAGTGCATCATGTTGTGAAATAATTTCTGGTAAATTCATTATAACCTCCTCATCGTAAATATTAAAAAATTCCGGTGCCAGCGGCCGCAGGTACTTGCCGTGCTAGGCTCAGATTCGCACCAGAGACCGCTGCAGTGACCTCGGTGGCGTAGGTGGTCCGGTCGGCCACAAGAGAAACAGCCGCAACGTGACCTCCTGAGAAGAATCCCTTGGAAGCATTTCCGGCCGCCGCAAGTCCATCTCGGGCTACACTCAGGTTTGCTCCAGAGACCGCTACCGTCACTTCGGTTGCATAGGTCGTCCGGTCGGCCACAGCAGAAGCGGAACCTGTGTATCCTCCTGAGAAGAACCCTTTGGAGGCATTGCCTGCGGCCGCCAGTTCGTACCGTGCCACACTCAGATTCGCCCCAGAGACCGCTGCAGTCGTCTCTGTTGCATAGGTCGTCCGGTCGGCCACAGCAGAAGCGGGACCTGATGCGTAGCCTCCTGAGAAGAACCCTTTGGAGGCATTTCCTGTGGCCCCTGGGTAACGCCGTGCTAGGCTGAGGTTCGCACCAGAGACCGCTGCGGTCGTCTCGGTTGCATAAGTCGTCCGGTCGGCCACCGCAGAATCGGTATCCGTGTCGCCTCCTGAGAAAAAACCTTTGGAGGCATTGCCTGCGGCTGCAGGTCCATCTCGGGCTACACTCAGGTTCGCACCAGAGACCGCAGCGGTGACTTCGGTCGCATAGGTCGTCCGGTCGGCCACAGCAGAATGGGAACCCGTGGAACCTCCTGAGAAGAAACCTTTACCGACTTTTCGTTCGGCCCCATTGACAACCCAACGGGTCCCAGTGACGTCATACATGAGGAAAATCGACACATTCGCATACACGGTGACTTGATCTTCGTCTAACCAAAATTGATTCGCGGCAGTTGAGGTATTCGCCTCATGGTTCAATAGAATTCTATTTGCTCCAACATTATTTATGATGACAGAATTCGTCAATCCATACGTCAGTCCACCCAGAGACCAGGTGTCACTGGTATTGGCATTGATCATCCAGGCATTCGCATATCCTGTGGGTGCCCAATCATCCGTATCAGCGGTGATCTGGGCTGGAGTAATCACCGGTGAAGTCATAATCATGCTGGAATTCTCTGTCAGCAACAATGTGCCATTTGAACCAGGCAATGAGAGATTGGAGGAACCGGCTACAGAATTGGCTCCGAGTGTGATCGTGCCTGACGTATTCCCTCTCAGAACAATCGTATCCACGGTCAGGGTTGCGGTATTGCCTTCTGATAGTATGATATTCATAACGTCCTCTAGAAAATTCCAGTGCCAGCGGCCGCAAGTTGCTGACGGGCCACACTCAGGTTCGCACCAGAAACCGCTACCGTCACTTCGGTTGCATAAGTGGTCCGGTCGGCCACCGCAGAATCGGTACCTGTGGAGCCTCCGGAGAAGAACCCTTTGGAGGCATTACCGGCGGCCGCAAGTCCTG